CGTACAGATTATCATAAAGACGGCGAAAAATACGAACAGGATCGTTATCAATATTGTCCACAACCCATTTCCTAAGACCTTTGAAATCGTGTTTTTTGAGTGATTGCATGAGTTCATTTATATTTACCTCTGATATATTAACTAGTATACCAGTATCTATCTTACCAGATGCAGAGTATCTCTGTAGTTCGTTAAGTACTCTTCTCCAATCTGGGAAGTGTTTGTTGATAAGTTCTGCAACTACCCTCATGTCAAAATCTACATCTTCATCATTTAAAATATGAGTCACTCTATCAAAGAACTTCTGTGCAAGTTTAGGTTTCTGACTATTAGGTATCACAAAGTCTACCACACTACAACGAGAGTGGAGTGGGTCTATCAATCTATTCTTAAAATTACAAGTAAGAATAAATCCACAGTTCTTATGAAACTCTTCCATGAAACCACGCAAGGCTGGTTGAGTTGATTGTGGATTTAGATAGTCCGCTTCGTCAAGTATTATATACTTTCTACCACCCTCAAGAGATACAGTAGATGCAAAGTTTTTGATTTTAGTTCTGAGGACATCAATACCAGACTCTTCAGAACCATTTACCATCATAGATGTTGCACCTATTTCATCTAACATCGCTTTCGCAACTGTTGTTTTACCAACACCAGCAGAACCAGACAATATAAGATTAGGTATGTGTTTGTCTTTTACAAACTCAGAGAACGTGTCTTTCAAATCTTTTGGTAAAATACATTCACTAATAGTTACTGGTCGATACTTCTCGACCCATAAAAATGTTTCCATAATATATCACCAAAATCAAACAGAGTATGATGATTCTGGTTCTAATGCAATCCAGTATTCTACTTGTGTGTTCTCACTCTTGAAGTGACTAATGTTCTTAGATGATATCGAAACATCATAAGAGCCATCCATGAGTTTTAGATTATCTACTTTGAAGTAGAACTTAAACTGACCATCACTTTGAGTTTCGACATCTAGTGAATAGTTATTTGCAGTATCGTTCTTTTTATCTTTTGCGACTAGTGATGAAACACCATCAGACTTTTCAAGTGTCATATCTGGTGCATTGATAACCGCTGATGCTCTTTTCATTTTAGATAAGTCACCATTACTTAATTTGAATTTTACTTCTTCAGAAGGCATGGTGATACTATTAGTTGGTGTTTGCACAACAGATGGGTCTGAGTAAAAATACTTCAAAGAGTTACTAGGACTTTGTTCTTCTTTGATAGTGACAAACTGTTCATCAAAATCTAGGATTGGATTTTTGAATAATGATAGAGCTGCGAGAAACTCATTCAAGTCGTAGATTGCAAGTTCCTTTGGAAAGGTTTCTTCTACTGTCGCTTTTGCAACTATGTTTTTCATAGAGGACATAGTTAGTAATTCGTTACCCTCTTTAATAACTAGGTTCTGATTTATACTTGCATAATTTTTCAGAACTGATTGTGTGTGTTCACTTAATTTCATAATATCTCCTTATTATATTAACATCCATCTTCAGACTTAATACCTAAGCCATCCAATTCTTTATCACCATTATCAAGGTCATGGTTGTATAACGCCATTATACCATAGTGAATTACTTTTAACAAGTCTTTTCTGTCCTTACCATTCTTTTTTCCATATCGTTGTGCATACTTCATTATGTTACCGATACAGAAACCCTCACCATGTCCACTATCAATCACAAACTCAGTCGCCTGAAAGTTCTTGTGACTATAGTGTTGACCATATGTGTTGTCAATATATTCTTTTAATTCGGTTAGGATATTGTCTTCATTGTATTTGTATTCAATCTCTTTTCTCACCAAGGCCTCCTCCACCTCCACCATAACGATATCTACTACCTCTGATTGTGTGTAGTATTTTTTGTCTTTCCTCTTCAGATGCATCTTTCCAATTGAACATATCTGGAGAAACAATATTTGCATTTGCAGCTAGAGTTCTTCTTTCACCTTCACCATAAAATGGCATCACTGCGTGTTTCAACCAATTGGGAAATATTAGTAATGTTCCAACTTTTGGTTTAAAGTATTCTTCTGCAACAGGGTGTAACTTCCTTAACATATCTTGATTTCTCATATCCCAAATAAAATATGTAAATCCATCTACCTCACCACTACTATCGTTAAACCAAATATTTCCACCCTTATCATCTGGGTCTGGAAGTTCAGATATACACTCTGGAACTTGTAGATATAATATCATAGATAAACCACCAGGCGTTAACACACCATGATCGTGTAGTGGATTATAGTCACCAGAAAAACTATGAACTGTCCATGCTTCAAATGTATCTGCAATACTATCAGCATGACCTATCTGACGTAGATATTCTTTTGATGATGCATCAAGTGTAGATTTAAGAAGTTTTGCATCTTCATCAGAGTAATTTAAAATATCACAATCAAGTTGAGCAGACCTTTCATCTTGACGTATCTGACCCACAAGACCTTTAGCATAACTGTGTTGGAGTTCTGCATTACCTTTTACTTTACCATAGTTCTCGTCTTTAGGTATTAGTTTCTCGTCAATATATTTGTTTATCTTAGTAACAAAATCGTCTGGTAGGTCTACTCTAAACATATGTAAAGCAGCCTTACTACGCAATTGTGTTTTTACTTCATAATTTGATTCCATAATTAACTCTCTTTATCTTTTAGTTTTAACACTTCGTAAATCTTTAATCACTTGTTGTCTTTCTTCATCTGATTTATTCTTCCAATCAAACATCTCTGGTGGTATGACATTTGCATTTGCAGATATTATTCGTCTTTCACCATGACCATAAAAAGGCATTACTGCGTGTTTCAACCAATTAGGAAATATCAACAGACTTCCTACCTTTGGTTTGAAATACTCTTCACCAACTGGATATAACTTTTTTAACATATCTTGATTTCTGTGTTCCCACGAAAAATATGTAAAACCATCTATACTTCCATAATTATCATTTGACCAATAATTCATACTTATGTCATCTGGGTCTGGTAGTTCTCTTACACACTCTGGTACTTTTAGATACAATATCATAGAAAGACCAGCAGGAGTTGCAACACCATGATCGTGTAGTGGATTGTAATCTCCAGCATAACTCAAGATAGACCATGACTCAAAAACATCAACGTGACTATCTCCATGACCTATTTGTCTTAGATACTCTCCACAGACAGTATCAAGTGTAGACTTCAAAAGTTTTACATCTTGATTATCCTCTGTCAAACCAATATCTAAATCTATGCCTGGTGGATGTTTCGAGTCTGCGTTCTGACGTATCACATCTAGGTTTTCTATTTTACCATCAATGAAATTGTTTATCTTATCAACAAAGTCTGGTGGTAAAGTAACGTGTAACATCTGCAATGCGAGTTTGTTTCGCATATCGAAAGAAACTTCAAATTGTTTTTCTTCCATATTAGATGATATCATTTATGTCGGTATCAGCAGTTATCTCTGGTTCTTTTTCTCTTTCAAACATATTTTTAAAATGTAAGTCACCACTACTTTTATCTTTTGCAGATGCTCCGAATGGTACTCTAAAGTTTGCAGATAGTGTTCTTCTCTCACCAGCTCCATAGAATGGTGCAACACTATGATTTAACCAAGATGGAAAGATTAAGAACTTACCCTCTTCTGGAACAACATATCTATCTGTTTTTGGTTTGAGAACTAAATGGTCTGCACCAGTATTTGTACCCCAAGTGAAATATGTACAACCATCAGTTGCACCACCATTTGAATGTAGTTTTTTATTATCACCTAGTTTTGCAATTTGGTCAGGCACTATGCAGTAAAGTATAATTGAGAACGCCATACATTTCTGGTCATAGGAAACATCATGGTCATGTAGTGGATTATAGTCACCCTCATAACTGTGAACTGTCCACATAGAAAAACAATCAACAGGTGCTTTATCAAATGCATCTGCACCACCATCTAGTGGTATCTGACCAGCATAACTTTTCAGAAATGCACGACCAGCACTTCCTAATAAGTTCATAAGACCTTGAACTGTAGGATGTTCTCTATCTAATGATAGTTGTTGTGATTTTGCTGTTTGTTTAATTTGACCAACTAGATTACCAGAATAGTCTGACATCTTTTCTCTGTGTTCATCAACGTGTGCATTGAGTTCATCTAACATAGTTCTGGGTAAGTTACCCTCTAGAAATGTTATCGCTGGTATTTGATTAATTTTTAAATTAACTCTCTCACTCTCTGCTGGTTCTGGTTTTTCAACATCATCCATTGATGTTTCGCCCATCCACTTTTTACCAGTTTTTCTAACTTCTTCAATAACCTTTTCTTCTTCTTCTGTTTTTTCTCTGTGTGTAACTTCTACCATAAAAAATTCTCCTTCAAACGAATCGTTCTAATACTTATAAGAACTACTGTAACATAAAAAGGGGTCTGTTGTCAAGACCCCTTTTCTAAAAATATAAAATTACTTGATAGTAATCATACGAGGTTTTTTCTCCTCTGGGATTACTCTTTCAAGTGTGATACGAAGCATACCATCCTTCAACTCACCATCTTTCACAACGACATCATCAGATATAGTAAACTTTCGTGTGAACTGTCTATTTGCGATACCACTATAAATTTTACCCTCGTCACCATCGGTAACATCTTTGATAGATTTTACAGTAAGTACACCTT